CCTCCAGCGTGATGGAACGGCTCTTGGTTTCATCAACGGTGCTGCCGGTGATGATGCGGTTGGTGTACAGCTTGAAGGCTGCACCGCCCTGCTGGCGTTGGAGCACGTCTTCCACCATGCGGTTGGCCACGGCGAAGTCGTCGTCGGCCATGTACACAGTGCAAGTGCCGTTGCCATCGCCAAAGCCGGAGATGTAGCTGCGGAAAGGGACGTACTGGCCGGGGGTTTGGCCGATGGTGGTGACGTCGATTTCAGCGCGGCTGATGTCGAAGTTCCAGCTGCGGACCTGGCCCACAACAACGAAATCGGCGTAAAACACCTCGAACGTGTTGGGGCTGACAGCCGTACCTTGGGTGGTGATCGTGATGACCGTGCCGCCGAGGGTGGCGGAAACCGTCAGGGCGCCGGTGGCGGCGTTGTAGCCGATTACGAAGTAGGTGGTACCAGCGACTACACCGGCAGGGAGTGTGCCGGTGGCAGTGCCGCCGGCTTGGTTGACGACCCGGAAACGGACGGGATCGCCAACTTTGAAGTTGAAAAAGCTGCCGACGTTGAAGATGGCGCCAGCAACGGTGACGTCGGTGGGACGGAAAGCTGCAGTGGTGCCAGCGGGTTTGTAGTAGAGGGCACCGGACGTGCCGGACAGAACGGTGGTGGCCATAGGGGCGTACCAGGAGGGCGGGGTTCGGGGCGGGCACTGCCCGGCTTAATACAGGTTAGCGCTTGTGTGAAATCTGATCTACGTCAACACTGTGGCGACGTAGGAGGTTTCGATACGTCCCACAAAATGCGGGGAGTCTTCTGTGCTGGAGAATGTTGGGCCGTCGATAGTTCCAACGCGAAAGAATACGCCGGTGGCGGGTTTGCCGGTGGCGTTCAATGTTTCAAGTACATCTACAGCGGTGGTTACAAGAGCTTGGGTGCGGGCGGGGCCGCGGCCTTTTTCCGTGAAAATGCGGATAACAACGGCGCCACGCGCGTTGTCCACGCTGGAGGTAAGCGTGGGATCGTTGGTAGCGCCGAAAGTAACATTGACGCGGACGTACTCGGTGGTGGAGTTAGCTGGGGCGGCTGTGATGTTGTCGAAGTAGACCGGTACTGCGGGTACCAGTGAGCCGAACGCGGAAAGCAGCGGATTCTCAACGGCGGCGCGAATGGCTTGGTAGTTCATCGGCGGGCCTCGCGGAAAGCTTCATCCATATACAAACGTATCGTGCTATCTATCTGTTTTCCTCGTAGATAGGTGGTGTACCAGTCAAGTTCTGCCGTACGTCGATTGGGGCCAGTCCCTGTGTTTGGTACGTCGCCTCGAATGCCAGAGCGTCGAATACCTTGTACAGCCGCTTTGCGGGGTTCAAAACCTGGGTATCTAAAGGATCCTTCGCGCAAGTCAAGTGCGACATCGGCGTAAGGCGCGGTGTTAGTTATGCGGTACTTGACCTCGGGTTTGAACTTGACTTCGTTAGGCAGAAGTACGGGGGCGCGTAGAGGTATGGGGAGGTCTGCCTGTCCTGCTCCGGTTACGGTGTTGCTCGGGCTGCTGATTTGCCAAGAGTTGGAAAATTTGCCGCTCCAGATGGGGCCTTTGACTTGGAGGTCGCGGACAATCGCTTCGGCGCTCCGGCCCATGCCAATAGCGATAGGAGCAAGGGCTGCTGCTTCAAGATCGCGGATTAGGTTTTTTAGAGGCTTAAAGACCATTACTGGGGCCTCACGATGAGGGTGTGGTAGATGGGGTTGTCGCCGCGATAGCTGGTGACGGAGAGGATTTTCGCCTCACGGGTTGCTCCAGCCTGGGGGTATTGGATGCGATCGGCTTCGGTTGGGTAGTAGCCGCCGAGTTCCGCGGCGCCGATGATGATGCGGAGGTCGGTGGTTTGGTATAGACCTTCGGATTCGCGTGAGTTGAGGTTTGTGATGAGGCCGCGAACGGTGATAGATACGTCGGCACCGTTGACGGTCCCAGTCGTGGGGTTGTAGTCGCGGGGGGTGGAGGTTTTGATGAACGTCAGCGGTTGGCCCCAGTCCGCTAGGAGAGCGGTGGGGAGGGCGGCGAAGGTGTCGTCTACGAGGCTCATGTCAACCTCTGAATAGGCGGACGGCGTGGTTGCTAGCGCCGCCCATGCAGTAAGAGCCGAGGTAGGACTGGAGCCAGGGGTAGACGTCGAAGACGTTGTTGATGACGCCGGAGGTGGTGGAGCTGGATTTGTATTTGACCTGGAGGTCGCCTAGTTGCACTTCGTCGTAGATGCCGGTTGTGCCAGTGCTGCCGGTGATGGCGTTGGTGTCGTTGGCGAGGGCGCGGGCGAGTTCGTAGGTAGCAACCTTGATACCTTCGGGGATCAGGGTGCAGGCGAGGTCAACGCCGTCGACGGTGTAGTCGTCGCGGGGCCATTTCAGGGCTTGGGTGGTGGTGCAGCGGTCGCCGTAGAAGCTGAGGCCGTCGATCCAGCGGGTGGCGGAGATCAGGGCGCGGTTTTTGGCGTCGGTGCTTTTGTCGATCCAGTCGCTGCTGTCGGGGACGGTCTCGAAGTAGGTGTCGGCAGCAGCCAGCGTCACATAGCTGTTAGCCGAGGCTCCGCTAAGAGTGGCGTCAACGACTGCAGGCACGGTCAATAAAGCCTTTGTTTGAGTCTACTGCGCGTGGGGCGGGTGCTTGTTTTGGGCAGGATGCTGGCGTGGTAGACGGTGCCGCCCTCCAGTTCGATGTCGGCGGCGCGTTCTAGGTGTTGGCCGTAAGGGACATCCTCGTGCCAGTGGCGATTATTCTGTGACACGTAGAGACGTACCATGCTCATGCCCGCTCGCAAGTCAACTGAGGCCAGCGTAGAAGCCGAGGCCCAAAAAGAAAATTCTGCATTGCCCGGTAATGCAGTGAGAAAGTTGGAAAATGTGGCGCTGGAGGTGCGGCGGCTGCAGGTTGAGGAGGGACTGGGTACGCAGGAGATTTCTACGCGGCTCCAGGTCAGCCTTGCTGTGGTAACGCAGTTGTTCCTGCAGTCTTACAAGATGACGATGAACACGCCGGAAGTGTTTGAGTTGCAGGAGAAGGTGCGAGTAGGCGAACTTTGATAATAAAAAAGGCCCCCGTAATGGGGGCCATATTTGTACCGCTGTACTGATAAATCAGTAAGCAGTGGTATCAAACGGCGTGTTGACCAGCAGGCGGCAGATGGGCACCTGCTTGGCGGCGCTGTAGACGAGGCTCCAGCTGGCGGTGTCGCCCAGGTTGCCGGTGGTGGCAGCGTTGGTCGGGTTGTCGCCGGCAACGTTCCACTTGGTACCAGTGACGTGGTAGCCGTAGTGGTAATCCACGGCCAGCACATCCTGCATGGAGAGGATGTTGCGGTCGGCGGCCAGACGCAGATCCTGCTGGATGCCCTCGGACACGACGCCGGAGGCGAACATGTACACGGGGTACTTCACCACGTGGGTGGAGGTGCCGCCGGTCAGGAAGGTCAGCTGGTCGTCGATCACCACGCGCAGGCCGGCGAAATAGGCGGCCTCGGTTTGAGTCACGCCAACACCGCCGCCGCCCCAGACGACGGAGCCGCCGGTGGAGAGGGCCGAGGTGCTGAAGGTCAGCATCCCGACTTGCTGCAGGTAGTGCGCCACGTTGGAGTGCATGGCGATGGAGTCGAGGTTGTCGCTCCGCTCACCGAGCTTGGCCTTGGCGGCCACCACGTTGGCCACGTTCAGGAAGTTGGCTTCCGTCATGGAGCCAGGGACGCCAGCGAACGTCCGGTTGGTCTGGTTGGCGCCCAGCACGCCGGCGCCGGTGATGCCACCGAACAGGCCCAGCAGTTGAGCTGCCAGGGTGGCGGTCTTCAGCTTGTTGATGGCGGCGGTCAGCTGGTTGCGGACGTGGGCCAGGGGGTCGGCGCCAGAGCCCAGCTTGCTGAGGTCGTCGGCGGCGTAGGCGAAGCCACGGTGCAGCAGAGTCATGATCTGCTCGTCGGCCGTCACGTTCTGGGGAACGAGGAAGCCGCTACCACCACCCCAGGTGTTGTTGCTGAGGATCTGGGTCTCAGTCGGGGCGATGGGGTCGAAGAAGGGGACGCGCACGCGGGTGCCGCCAGCACGGGCGTCAAGGGCAGCGTTGCGCTGCACAATGCCGCTCTGGACCCACTTCGATTGCTCGAAGATGCCCTCGGCGGTGTACTGCAGGAATTCGGGGCGGGTGACAAGGTTCGACAGGAACGTCGAAGTTGCACCGTAGTTTCCGGTAAAGGAAGACATGGGGTAGCTCCAGTGGAGTCAGGGTTGGGGAGGTGCCCCACAGGGGCTAGTTGAGGCCGGCTTCGGCTCGGAGGAGCCTGGCTTTGTCGGGGTCGGTGGAGAGCATCATCATTTGCTGAGTGATGTTCCAGCCGTCCTTGGACCAGGGGTTGGCTTGGCCGGGGAGGGCGGTGGAGCGGGCACTACCTGCTACACCCATGCCGGCGCGGTTCGTGGCTGCAAAGTGATGCTCGTAACCGCTGCCGGGGTTTTTAAGGTTGGCGATGTATTCGCCAATCGGAACTTCTACGCCACCGACATAAGCCACAGGCTTTCCGTCTTTGGCGCGAAGGTTCTCCTGCAATAGACGATACAGCTGATCGGGTGCCAATGCACCGGACTGGGAGAGTTGGCCGATTGCACTGGCGCGGAGTTGTTCTTGTGTGAAGCCTTGGCGGATTTGCTCGACTTCGGATTCTTTGGTGGCGAGTTGTTGTTTGAGGTCGGAGACGGTTTGTTGGGCTTCTTCCCAGAGGGTTCGGTATTCGCCGGATTCGGCAAGTTTGGCGGTTTTGGCTTGTTCTTGACTGGTGCGGATTTCGTCGAGTTGTTGTTGGAGGGCTTCGCGGTTTTCGCGGTCTTTGCGGCGCTCGGCAATCAGTTCTTGGTTTTTCGCACGAAGCGCGTCGAGTTGGGCGGCCAGATCGGAGCTACCAGCCACAGGCTGAGGGGCAGTTGGCTCCACGGGAGCGGCTACTGCTTGCTGTTCTTCGGGCACGGTTGTGTACTACTTGGACCCTTATAGGTTAACAGTACGGGGACAGGTATTCGCTATTCGGAAATAGGGGCGCGCTCTTAATAGTCGGTTTCCAGGTAGCAGCTCATCAGGGCGATGCCGATGACGCTGCTGGTGCCGCCAACGCTCATCCAGCCACGTTGGGTCAGGAGCGTGGTGTTGGTTGGCATGTTGGTGTTGATCGTGCCAGAAGCCGTGGCTCCGGTGCCGAGATCGGTCACGGTGTAGCTCACCGATTGCGTGCTGCCGGGGGGTGAGAACATCACCAGCTCATAAGCCTTGGTGCGGTCTGTTGTTGGCACAGGGAAGCTGGCGCCGAGGTTGACCTTGGTGATTGCAGCAGTGCCCCGGTGCATGATCTGGATGTTGGCGTCTGCTGCGTCCCAGCCCATGCCGACGATGTTGGTGATCGTGCTCGGCTCAACGTCGGTCGGCGCAGCAGTGGTGTTGGCCATGCCGACAAAGGCGCGGTTCGTGGTTGTT